ACTTCCACCCAACAATAAAAACATACATTCATGAAATGCTTCCCAATTATCGACTGGCATAAAAGCGCAGTTATACATTCTGTTCGGTGAAATCAGTATGGGCTTTCCAGCAAATTGCAATGACCGCATTGATGGTAAAACCTTTTTTTCGTAGACAAGCTTGTATACTTCTTCTATATCATCCTTCAACATGGGATATTTCTTTGCGTGCATATCCTTGTTTCTTGTTACTATTTCATGCCAATTCTCTCTCCGTTTTTTCTCTTTTAAAAATCTTGCGTATTTAGTGTGAATAATTATATCTGATAAAATTTGATTTGAAACACTGCTCGCCATTAATTTCTCCTGTGTGCAACATAAATTCATTGGTGGGGTTATAACTTATGTACATAAATATAAATTCATTATTCAAAAAAATCATTATTAAATTTCTTTTTATTGATTTCTATATTTTTTTTATTGTGCACTACAACTTGCATATTAAACTTTGGTTTCGAAACTTTTTTATATCCAGAATCTGTCTGCTGCTTCCACTCTAAGTCTATATCTTTTGGGTACTTAATTACCCAATCCACTGTACTTCCCCTCAGCATCTTTTTTGCTGTCTTATTCAATGGATAAATGTATCGAAATTGCTTTCCTTTTACCCGTCGTATTCTCTTAGTTTTCATAAAATCATACGTCAACCAAAATATCTTTTTCTTGCCACTAAATACAGCGTTCTCTCTACACAATTCCTTTGAAGAGCGTGGGTGTATTTTCTCACCTCTGCTTGATATGTAAACATCTGTCCATATAAATCCACCATATCGGAAATTAGCACTCTGATATACATACCCAGCCTTACCAACGATACCATCTGCCCATGTATACAAAAAATACTTATCAGGATAATGTGTCTTTATCCACGCGATTGTAGCAGACAGCATTTGTGATTCAGAGTTTCTAGGCATGTCTGGGTGCATACACATTTTGCCTATTTCGAAATAATGTTTTGTTACTAAATCTGGAAATAATTTACGAATAGTTTGAAGCGGTTGAGTTCCCCATCCCAGTGTTATAACTCCAACCATTTTGTCATCTAAAAAACATCCCAGAAAATGCTTGGTAAGGCGAGGCATCACTGGTGAATAATGGTGTGTTTTTACAAACTCAACCGCATCAAATTTATTTACTTCCTGCAGTACAAAATTATACTTCATTGTCTATCTATACATCTCCGTTAAATCTATTTAAAATCTTAGTTATAATAGGATTTCTAATAATATCTTTTAGTTCAAATTCTAACAATCCTATGTCCTCTATTCCATCTAATTTTTCCATAGAAAAATACAATCCCGTTTTCTTATAATCCGTATATCTATCACTCTGTTCAAAATCTCCAGATAATATGAACTTACTATTCTCCCCTATTCTCGTAAGAAGTGTTTTCATCTGTCGTGGAGTAGTGTTCTGCATTTCCTCTGCTATCAAAATAGAATTATCAATATTTATTCCTCTCATATAAGCTAATGCTCTGAATTCAATTATGTCATCTTCAATTAACTTTGCCATTCGTTCTTCACCAATTATTTTTTCAATAATATATTTCGAAGAATAAATATATGGGTCTAATTTTTCTTCAACAGAACCAGGCAGATATCCCAATTTCTCATCAGCCTCCACTACTGGCTTACATATAATAATTTTAGTATATTGGTTACTGTCATCATAGAGTAAATTTAATGCTTTTGCTACAGAGACAAAACTCTTCCCCGTACCAGCTGGGCCAGCACATAATATGATTTGATTATCGTCTATCAATTTCCAAAACGATTCTTGCGTAGGAGTTTTATAATGAATCTTTACATGATTTATTATATGTTGAATTCGTAACTTTGGTTTAGACCTTTCTTTGTTGGAGGATGTGTCAACTATTTTATTAGATTTAGTAGGTTTGTTATTTTTCTTTCCCATTGAAAATCCTTTTAATATTTTTAAAGGTTATTGCTTGCATAACCATTGTACTTATAAATATCATTCAAAGTCAGATTTTTTTCCGTCCTCATCGTCTTTAAGTTCTTTATACTTTTGAGCATGTAATTGTCTAATTACTTCATTGCCGTTGTCCATTTTATGAGTAGCATCTTTTCCACTGAATGACTGTTCTTCAAAAATCTCTATATGACCATTGGACGCATTAAATTTAGATGGAAATGTTATTCCATCCTTTCCTAATCTATTTTTAATAATATGCCATCTAGCCGTTCCAGAAACTTTATCTGTTACTTTTCGTGATAAAGACATCACAATATCTGAAACCATAATTTTTGCAAACGATTCTGCAATTTTATCTGCTTCAATTATATCATGCTCCAGTGAAGAACGATTTGCTTGAGAGGCTGTCCAGATTGGAATCTCAAGTTCTCCTGCCAATCCTCTCAGTTCTTCATATATATTTTCAAGAATAAATCTCTTTTCTTTTCCATGACCAGTCAACAAATCTGCATAATCAAGGCAGATTATATCCGGCTTTATTCCTTTTATTCTCTGCGTTTTTTCAACATGATTTCGTATGGTATTAATGGAAGCAGTTTTCGTTGGATAATATTTTATAAGTAAATAACCAGAAATATCCTGTAACTTTTCCTTAACATCTTCCTGATGAAATTTCAAATTTTGAGATGGGATTCCAGTTAAAATAGAATCAAATCGTAATCCAACATATTCCTTATTCAATTCCATCGTGTAGTAAATTACATTCTTACCGTTCCTCATAGCCGTAGATGCCAACGAAGCTAGCCCCCACGACTTTCCTATTCCTGGTGGAGCTACAATCACGCCAAGCTCACCAGGTCCAAGTCCACCATCCATTATATTATCAATTACATTCCACCCGGTCTTTATAGTATTTCTTGCTGTCTCTGAAATTCGTTGTTCAAACATCTCAGTATAAACGTGACCAACATCTGTATCCATAGCAACCTTAGATGCTTCATTAAATAGCTGCCTAGCCTCTTCATGCTTTCCACCGTTAACCAAATCAACAGATTCATACACCGCATTTTTAAATGCCTGCGTTTGACAAAATTCGATAGTCTTATCTTTTATCTGCTCCATTCCTTCTGTATTTTTAAACATACCACGTAAAGAATCCTTTACAGTAGTTTTCAAAATATCATTTGGAATCTCTTTGACATATATTGCCAACGCATCCAATGTTGGAGGCTCTTTGTATTTCAAAAAATGCTGTCGTATAACATCAATTGTCCAAGCATACGATTCATTATCAAAATACTTAGTATGTAAATACTCTATTATCTGTTCCGTAAATTTAGGATCATGTAATAAAGAATATACAAGTTTAAGCTGAAACGTCTGTCCGAAAAAAGAGAAATTATCTATCTTTTTACCCATTTTTCTCCTTACTAGCTAAAATATACGCGTTCAAAGAATTAAAGCATGCCGACAACCACAAATTTAAATTTGGGATTGCTGAATTTATGGTGTCCTCCAAAACCATAGTTTGAAATTTCCACTTTACTAATTCTCCAGGCTTCTCTCTGAATGCTGTAGTCATTTTCATTTTTGAATTGCCAGAAATATCAACATTCCTCAACTGCATTAACTTGAAATTTCTAGTCAAAAGTTTTTTTGAACTTGCTATATTTTCATACAGCTTACCTTTTTTATCTTTTGAATAATCTACCAGACCATCAACAGTAACAGCCTTTTTCTTAGATAAAATTGGTAAAAATTTATTAATAGTTTTTAGTCCTGCTCCACGAATACCAGATATATTATCACTCTTATCTCCATCCAATACTCTATACATTAAGAAATTGCTTGCTGTAATATTATATTCTTCAAACAAGTTATCTCTATTGTACAACTTCTTTTTTGTCGGCGACCACACAGTTATCTTATCATCAATTAACTGATAAAAATCCTTATCTGCTGACATGATTATAAATTCACTATCCTCATTATCAATATTGCTCGTGGCAATATATGATATTGCATCGTCAGCTTCCATATTATCAGCTAAAAGAATTGTTACTGGTAGGCATTCAAGATACTGAATCAATCTATTTATTTGCATCTTCATAGACTGATTTTCATCACTTCTATTTGAAATGTGCTCTGCTCTATTATATCGTATAGATGGTTTTCTCTTGCTCTTGTAGTCTGGATATATCTTACGTCTGCGAGCAGACCCACCTCGACCGTCAAACACTATAACACAACGAGTCGGAGACATTGTTTTGATTGCATATCCAATGGATTTTAAAAATCCAGTTATACCACCAATATGAACTCCAGTGTCGTTACATGAGGGGTCTGCACTAAATGCACGAATAAACGTATTCAATCCATCAACTAAAAGAACTCTACTATTTAGAGTATGAGATTTTTGCTGTTCATGCTCTTTTTCTATTTCATCAAATAAATTAAGATAATTTTTATTCATCAATTTCACCAACTGCGACTTCTATTTCATCAACATTCACAGAGGTGGGTTTGTATTTCATTATTAATGCATCAGCCATCTGGTCATATATAAATTCTTTAAACTCAGAATCTTTTTCTAACAAAGAAGCCCATTCTTTTGCCTGAAATTTCAGAGCCTTTCCTTTGTGATCCTTTGTAGTATACCATGCTCCAGAGCTTTTAATAAATCCATGATCTTTTCCAACAGTCAACCAACAATTATGATTATCAATACCAGATGCGAAGTACATTTCATAAGTGACAGTTCTAAGGGGCGGCCCCATTCTATTTTTCTTAATCAGAGCCTTGCATTTCATCCCAATTACCACGCCGTTTTTATCCTTAATAGCTCCAATAGATTGTACTCGTATAATAAGCGATGAATGAAATCTTAATCCGAATCCACCAGATTCAGTATATTGATCTCCAAACATAGCGTTCATTTTTTGTCTTAACTGATTTGTAAATACCACAGCTATCTTTTGTCTTGCTATTAGATTGGTAAGTTTTCTCATTGCCTTACTTATAATAATAGCTTTTGCTGTTGCCCAACCATCCTTGTCAAAATCTGCTTCCATCTCAACTTTAGACGATGACCCAGCCACTGAATCCACCACAATAGTTACCAATCTATCACTTGAAGATTCTCTTACAGTGGTGATAATATTTTCTATTGTTTGAAATATATCTTCTATCAAGTCTAACTGACAATATAATATATTTTTATTATCAACACCGATAGCTTCCAAAAATTCTGTGCTTGTCGCAGATTCTGTATCAATAAAAACTGCCATTCCGCCTTTCTTCTGTGTCGATGCCAACAGATGTGCAGCAAGTAAAGATTTTCCACTTGCTTCTAGTCCAGTTATTTCTGTTATCTTTCCGACAGGAATTCCGGCATGCTTTTTATTAGAAACTGCAATATCCAATACATCATTTCCAGTACTAATCCAATCTACCACCGTTGTAGGTGGATTTTGGTCTAAGAAATATGCTACCTTGTAATCTTTGAATTCTTTATTGAGGTTGTCAGCTACGATTAGCGCCAAATCATCCTTGCTCGATTTTTTCTTTTTCATAAATATCTCCATATAAAAATGGGGAGCGAATGCTCCCCATCATGTTCATTAACGCTGGCTAATTAATCCTTGTCGAACAATTCCTTAAAAGCAGTGTCTGCCTGTTTTGCTTTGGCATCAGTTCCTTTTTCAGATTCCGAATCAGAAGCTTCCTTAGTTTCCTCAGTTGCTCCATCCTCTGGTTGGAGATAGTTTTTCAACATATCATTTAATTCATCATATGTATGCTTCTTATACAGTTCGCTGATATTCTTTTGATCTTCTAAAAGAGCTTTCAGTTCATCTGAATTTTTAGATAATGGTTCCACTTTAGGTTTAACCCGTATGCTAACCTTACCATATTTGTTTCCTGCTTCTTGTGGAGTTATTGATTCAACAACAATATCCCTACCAGTAGTAGGATGAGATATGTCTCCATAATCATCATCAGCAAGATATGCAAGTAAATCCGTATAAACTGTAGTACCAAATCCCCAGAATTTTATTCCTTCATTTTCCAGAGTGCGTACAACAATTGGTGTGAAAATACGCGGTCTTGGTTCGAGTTTTCTTCCTAAAATGTAATCGTCCTTTCCTCCTGCATTTTTAAGTTTATTAGCAAACTCAACAATTGGGTCTGCCTCACCATAAGAAGTGGGGGATAGAATAGGCTTCTTCCCGAATAAATTAAAATAAAAATACAATTCTGTAAACTGAACATCCTTGTTAAATTTATATGGAACTATTCTAATTTGTGTTTTTCCTGCTGGCGGTTTCCATAAAAAGGTAGTTCTTTGCGCTGCCTGGTCCTGGAAATTTTTAAGCCTCTGCTTTATTTTGTCTAAATCCATGTGTGCTTCTCCTTATTCAGTATTTGATTTGATCACGTAACACTTTCTATATCTAGAAAATATAATATGTAATGTAACAATTATTTTTTAGAAAGTCAATAGGAAGTGTCAAGTATTTTGAAGATTTTTGTTTTTATTTGTTTGAGTCCTTCTTCGTTTGTTACTAAGATAGTATTTCTATAATTTTCCCAGTCAATTTTATAGGCTGGGTCTTTCACACCATCATTTAATAGAACTACTATAGAATTAATAGCATTAATCGTGTAAAGAGTATTTGTGCCTTTGTTTCGATGCACAGAAATGGTACTGCGTAGAAATGATTTTTGCTTCAACTCCGAAACTTCCACATTATATGTCAAATACAATTCATTTATTTCCGAACAATTCTGTAAAATAAATATCTTATTTACAGTTTCATATGCAGACTTAACACTGTCTACAGTTTCATCCAGATAACGTTTTTTTGCAAATGTACATAATAATTGAGTCTTTTCCATAGTGTATATAAATATCACTATGCATATTCTAAATCACCTATTTTCACCATATCCGCATAATTATTACCACTATAAACTTTGACTGGAAACTCACCGCTCAACTCCATAATACGCTTAACTTTTTCAATATAATTTCCTTCTTCTGTATGATGAACATCGAACAATATAGAGTCATATGTATATAAAATTGGTTTAGAAAGAGTCTTTGTAGACTCTACTAAAATCTTCACCAGAGTCATCATATTCATTTCTGTCTCATAATTTTGAATTAAATAATTGAACAGCTTTGTCTTAGAATCTGCCCTCAATTTTAATCCAGAAATCACAGACCTAACATACCCAATGTTCTCATATTGATTCCACATAGTCTCAATAAAATTATCAATCTTATTAAAAAATTCTATGTGTTTGTATTTATCTGGTATGTTTCCATAAATCAATTGAAACGTAATTTTTTTTGATTCGTCATATTCCTCTTGGCTCAGTTCCTCTTTATTAAAATACATCTTTCCAAAATATTCGTGTATCGAGCCAGCTGGCATTTCAACATCTATCAATTTCGATATCAATCTCGGATGATACGAATCATAATCTAACATGAACAGTTTACCCTGCTCTCCCCACCTACTAATGAACGCTTCCCTAGTCCCATCTGTTTTATTCAATGCGCTGTAATTTATTCCAGCATATCTATTAGATGGTCTACCAGTAGTGGTCAAATGATTATATTGAGTATATACAAAATCCGTTTCACTCAATAATTGTGGCTTTGGAAATTTATTCCTATCTACCATCACTCCATTTTTTTCCAACTCTCCTAACGCTAAAATTGTGATTTCGTTTGTGAATCTAAAAGCCTCATTTTCTTCAAAATTTGCCAGATCCTGCTCTATTTTGCTAAAGTCCACGTTCAGTATGTCCACAATTTTATAAACAGGGTGTATGCGCCAATCCTGCTTCATTCTACGGCTGTTTAAGCCATATAATTTGTTTTCCGTGTATAAAACTGCCTCAATATCAAGAGAATTTGGTAGGTTTACATACTTTTTGTCCAAAACGAAACATTTTGCCGCTTTTAATCCGTTAAAATCGTCAAAAAATGGTAGGCATTCTGAATGGGAATGAGGTAAAACGAAGATTTCCTGTGTTTTGGGGCATTTTGCCACCATTAGCACAGGAATTGAAAGTGTAGGGTGATGTTCGTTACTAAAAAGAGGAAAAACTATAAATTTTTCTGTCTCTAGTAAGTCTTTTAACCTCTGATATTCTTCATTCGATTCTATTATCGTTACATTCATATACTAATATCCATTGTAACTAATGTACTAAAAATATTTTACAAAATCAAGTACTATTTTAGAAGCCTAGCTCATATGCATGGTCTTGA